ACGGTGGACGCCTGGCGAGCCATCGCCGAGCCGGGTCACTTCGCTTCGAGAAACGAATAACACACGGCGCCAAAACGGCGCAAAGAGGTAGCAAATGACTAAACCAACATCGATTACCCACAAGTTCTACGATGATCTCGAGGTGGAGCTGTACCAGCACAGCCCGCACATGATCGGCGTGGGCATGAAGGGTTCCGCCGTGGGCACTGTGGAGGTGCACATTATGGAGGGTGTGAGAGTGAAGCACAACAAGCTGGACGCGGCGCCGGATCACTTCACGATCGCGACCAACTACGACCGTTCCCAGATGTCCGTCGAGTTCACCCCTGGCCCGCCTCCGCTCGAAGCTCTCCGCCTAACCCAGATCACCGATTCGTGCCGCGGTGTGCAACTCCGGATGCGCGCGGGTAAGTGCCTGGTTGTAGCGTCCGAGGATCTGCACAAGCTCGCGCCAACCACGGCGGGCTGCATCCTGCACGCCGAGCAAGCACAGCAGGTGATCGACTGGTTGCAGGCGTTCATCAAACGCGATGGCGGTGCATCGTGAGCACACCACGCGAACGGCTGGAGATGCTGTTGACTGCCGACGAGAGCACAGCGAGCCAGGCGGAACTGGCCCAGGCGATCGCCCTGCTGGAACAGCACGCACGCCAGCACGCACAAGATGCGCACCGGAGCTACAGGGCCGCCGCGAAGGCTATGGAGCAGGTGCGGCAATTTCGCCAGTTGGCGGAGTTGACAGAGTGGCGGTGCTCTTGTGTTGGCGGGAAGGTGCTGCACTTCCCGCCGGGGTGGGAGGTGCTGTGCAAGGCTGCGGAGGTGAACGATGGGTGATCACCGCACCGACCTCCCCGCAGCGCTCGACGAGATCGAGCGGCTACGCACTGAAGCGCGGCACTTACGAGAGCACGTCGAGCAGCTGCAGGAGCAGAAACGCGACTTGATCAATCGACTACCGGAGCACACAAAAACGATGGCGAGCCTGTACGCATCGAAGGTGATAGCCTCCGAACAACGCGAGGAACTGGCGGGCCTACGCGCAGAACTGGCGTGTCTACGCTCCGGCATCAAGCGCTTCTATGTGGTCTGGGCCCCCCACCTTCCGCCGTCGTGGCGCGAGCACTTCGAGGAGCTGATGGGCGAGAAGCCGTTCCTAGGGTCGGCCGGTGGCGAACCATGACCGCTCAAACCTTTCGAGAACTGCGCGAATACGTCGCGATCTCCCTGTGCACGATCGAGCAGCTTGGGATGCTGCGAGCACGCGCGCGCTCGCGGCTGGCGTTCGCGGTGGGTCACGAACAGGTTGTGCTAGAGTGCCGGATAGCGGGGTACACCACCGAGATCTTGCGATTGGAGGAGTCGACGGGTGAGGTCCAGGCGGAGCTCGCGCGGCGAGGGGGTGGCGATGGCGAAGCGTGAAATTGCAGCGATAACGGCGGACATCGGCGCGCGTCACGCCGCTTACGTCGAGTTCATGCGCGACCAGTTAGCAGCGTTGCAGCGCAATATTGCGGACATGGAAGCCGCCAACGCGTTCACGGCCTTGGTGCCTGCTCGCCGGCTGGTGTTGGCGCTGGCGAAAGAGATCGCGACGGCGGAGCTGTCCGCTCGGAATCGGGCGGCGTTTGATCGGATGGGGATCGAATGAATTGGGATGCTGTCGAGGCGGAGATGGTGCGGACGTTGATCGCGTCCGCGCAAGACGGTGACGCGGCGTCGGCACGCAAGGTGCTCGACTACGCAGCTGCACGTCGAACCGCTGAAGCTCCACCACCACCGGCGCCGGTTGTTGCTCCACCGCCGCCAGCCAAGCCGGACCGCTCGGAGATGCCAACCCGGGATCGTGCGGTGGATCACATGGCGACCACTGGCGACGGGTACAAGGCAACGGCGCGCGCACTGTGCCCTGATGGCACGAGCGATGTGGAGTACGGGCGGCTCGTTCGGCGCTGCAAGGATTGGCGGCGGTGGGGCATAACGCATAAGCGCATCGATCCCGCTCGTGTTGCTGCTCCGCTCCCGGCGGCCGAAGTGCAACCCCTTGGCACCGTTGGCACCGTCGACGCGGCGGACCCGAACTCGGTGCACTACTGGTCTTCAGAGGTGCGCGGCTACGCGGCTGGCAAAGCGCGCGCGGTGGCCGGCGGTCAGATGAAGACCGCGGCGGAGTTCGGGCGGCTCGAAGCACAAGCCCGCTCGAAACTCGAAGAGGCGCGCAAGCTCGACGCGGTGGAAGCGGCTCGGAGAGAGCGTGAAAGCATCCAAGACCCGGCGGAACTGGCCCGGCTGATTCTGGAGCAGGTGCCGCTGTTGCTTCGCTTGTGTCCGGTTGAGGCTAAAAAGATCGGGCGCAAGCTGCTCAAAAAGTGATAGGATCCTCACGCGGGTTTCTGCCGGGCCTACCCGCACCCGGCGGCCGGGCTGCTTTTGGTAGCCCGGCTTTCAGCTCGACTGCGTGATCCCGACCGACATGTAGCGAAGCGCGTCCATCCCGTGATCGTTCTTCTTCTTCGGCCGATCTGGCTTGTCGGTCTTGTTGCTTCCATCGGCCCAAACGTAGCCGCTGAACTCGTTTATGGTCTTAGGGCAGCTGTTGAACACGATCAGCCCGTGCTTTCCGTCTGGTCCTTTGCCAAGTCGCGTGCTCACATCGTCGATGCCGGCCAGTACCGCCTTGATCGCTGGCGTCACATCGAGATCGTGCTCTTCGTTGCATTGCATGAGTTGCTGCGGATCTTCGGGATCGGCCCAGGATAGTTCGAACATCTCCGGATCTTCGGCGGTCCATGCTTGGGCCTTGTCGTCCCACTCCCACCCCTCCATTTCTCGGATCACTTCGGCGTGCTGCTTCAGCGTCCATTGTGCCTGGTAGTGCTCGCGGTAGATGTACAGGATACCATCGGGCGATAGTGCGCCCCATAGGCAGCAAAACGGGTTCCGCGTTCCGAAGTCAATCCCGCGGTATCGTATCCAATCGCGCGGTATCTCGAAGGGTTCGCACGTGTTGTGGGTGCGGCTGAACTCGTATACTGCGCCTTCCAAGGTGACGTACTCGCCACGGAGGCGGGCGGCCGCCAGCGCTTTGTTCCCTTTCGCTAGGTCGAGCAGCTTCTTTTTGTTGATGTACGGGTTGTCCATCGAATGGATCCACATGACGCCGACATCGTCGGGTTTCGCCTGCACCCATTTGTCGTATACCCACGATAGGCCATTGGTGGGTGTGTTCGACATGAGGTGCCATCCGTTGTCATCCCATAGGCGAACATCGGCTTCGGCCCAAACATCTTCGGTGGGTCCCTCCTCGTCATGAAGGATCGCGCGGCAGTTGTCCCCTTGCATCGCGTCGGCGCCTTGATCCTCGCTTTTGAACCAGATTTCAGCCGTTTCGGCATAGCCGGGGATCGAGATCTCAACCCGCGCTTCACCCCGGCTGTTTTTGTTCCACCACCGGACGCCGTGGGCCGGGAGTAGTTTCGCGATCTGCTTTCGGTGATATCGCACGCTGTCGTTTGAGGTCAACGCGATAATGTAGCCGCGGCCCGGTCCTTTCGGGAAGTCATCTGGGTTGCATCCGTTGTGAAGCCAGAACAGCCGCGCAACGGGGTGATCACTCCCGAGCACCATGGCGACCAGCACCGCGCGCATCATTTCGGTTTTGCCGGACCGGTTGCCACCGAGCACGATCACAGTGCGGTAGATGGCTAGCAGCTGGATGGCTTTCCGTTGGCTGGTGTTGTCGGTGTGCCATCCAACCCAGGTAGATAGCGGGTATTGCGTCGCCATCGCGTCTAGGGCCGCGGACAGCTTGGCGAGCTTGGCGATATCCTCGATATCTGCGTTCATGCGTTCAGTGTAAACTTTAGGCGACACGTTGACCAGTAAAGGGTAAACTCGGCGCATGGATCTATGGCGTACGATTCAAACAGCGGTGTCCCGGTTCTTTCCTTCGGAGCCGGTGGCGGCGGCGTCTGGTGGTCGATTGCTGGCGGTGAAGCCAGGCTATCCCACGATGAACTCCATGTCGGCGCTGGCGGCGTTCCCATGGGTTTGGGCGTGCGTCAACGCGATATCCTCGGATCTGGCTGGGTTACCGTTGATCGCCGTTAAAACGGTGGACGGGAAAGAGCAGATCCTATCGTCTCACCCTGTGATCGATCTGCTGAATCGACCGAACCCGCAGCAAAGCGGGTTCAAGCAGAGGCGCCAAACGGTGGCGGATCAAGCGCTGTCCGGCAACGCCTACACACGCGTCATACGGTCGCCGGTGTTGGCGCTGTGCCGGCTTCACCCGCACATGCCGGAGGTATCGGTCGATCCCTTCACTGGGATGATCTATCACTTCGAACTGAAGCAGGACGACAAAACGCTCCGGCTACCCTATGAGGATGTGCTTCACTTCGCCGGGTTGTCCTGGTCCGATGACGCAACGCAGATCCTCGGCGAGTCCGCGGTGCGCTGTCTTCACGACGGGTTGACGGTCGACAAGTCGAGCCGGGAACAAGCCGGTAACGCTGCACGGCGCGGCCGGTTGGAGATGTTGTTGGCTCCCAACGAGTCGACGGCGAATCTCGGAAAGAACGGCGTTAAGGCGATAAAGGACCAGTATATCGCGGCTGTTGAGCGCGGCGACGGGCTGTTCGTGTTGTCGAAGTCGGTCTCGGCTACCCCGCTGTCATTGTCGCCCCGGGAGCTGGAGTTCTCACAGCTCCACAGCGATGTGCGGGACGAGATCTTGGCGGTGTTCGGTGTTCCAGAGGTGCGCGTTGGCGGACCGTCGGCGAACTACGGAACGGCCCGGCAACAGATGCGGATGTATTGGGAGTCGCTCCGCCTGAAAGCCCGGCTATTCGAAGATGAGTGGTCGCGATTGTGCACCGATGGGGCGCGTATTCGCCACGATTTCTCCAGCGTCGAAGCGCTACAGGTCTCGTACACCGAGCGTCAGACGCGCGCGTCTGTTTGGGTTACGGCGTTTGGCGCGGACCCAAAAGAGGCTGCCACGTACGAGGGTTTTCCTGATGCGCCGATCCCAGCGGATCAAAACATTGAAGACCTACGCGCGCCGCGCCGTCCAGCGTCCGAGGTGGTGACGCCGCAAGCGTTGGGGCTGGTCGATCTGATCACCGCGTACCTCGAAGACGCGGCGGACCGCTACCAGGTGTGCGTGTCGCTCGGATCAGTGCCGGAATTCTCCAGACAATTCGAGCGTGTAACGCTAACGCAGCTGATTCCCGAGGATCAAGCGTCCGAGGTTGTGGGGCTGCTCCACGAAGTAGCGGAGCAAGCGATCGCATCCGAGCTTCCCGAACTGCGCACCCTGAACGCGTTCGGTCGCATCCACGCTGAACAGATCGCGGAACAAATCACGGAGCTTGCAGCATGACAAAACCTCTCGAAGAGGCCGAGGAATTGGCCCGGAACTTTGTGCACAAGGTCGGGAACGACCTCGGCTGGCTGTTCAAGGCCGGCGACACCAAGGCCACCGACGGCCAGATCGTTACCGACTTCACCGCTTCCACATCGGACGTGGATCGAATGGATGACGTGATCGACCAGAAAACCTGGCGGATCGCGAACTTCAGGCGAAACCCGGTGATCTTGCACGAGCACGCCGCGCCAGTGGTCGGACGGTCGATCAAAACATCCGTGCCGAAGGATACCGGCGCACTGGGGATCCGCGTGCTGTGGGATGACTCGCCAGCGAATCCCACCGGACAGCTCGTGGCTCACCAGCACGCAAACGGCTTCAGATCTGCGGGTTCCGTGGGATTCCGACCGGGCAAGATCGTATCGCGAACCGAGCTCGCCGAAGGGGACCCGCTTCGGGTCGCCAACGTGAGCCGATGGGAAACCGGTTCGGTGTTCTCGTACTGCGAGCTGTTGGAGTTCTCCAGTGTGGCGATCCCGGCCAACCCCGCCGCGCTTCAATTGCAAAGCTACTTGCAAGAGTTCGAGGACGACCGAGACGAACAGATCCGCCGCGCCGTGACCGAGACGGTATCGCGCGAGCTTGCCGCGTCCGTACTGCACGCGATTCGGCACGATGAACAGATCCGCCGCGCGATTAGCGCGATGGTTCTCACCCAAACTCAACCAAAACCTGAGACCAAGGCGAACACCTTGGATCACCTTTTCAAGTAGGAGACACCTATGTCTGAAACCCTGGTCAAAACCCAAGAAGAGCTAAACCGCGTTGTCTCCGAACTGAAGAGCGCGGCGACGGCAAACGGCGGCCGAATCGGCCAAACTGAAACCGCGATCAGTGACCTTCGGGAAGCGCAACGCGGTATCTCGTTGGCACAAGCCGCGATCAACGCACACGTTCCTTCCGGGTCGTCCGACGACGTTTCGCGCGCCTATTGCGCGTCCGTCTCCGCCGAGCCAGTGCTAACCCGTGGCGAAGGTCGCCTCGACTACGATGGGGCCAACAGCTTCGGCGCGAAGGATGTCGGCATCATCAAGATGCTCGGTTCTACTGATGCTGCGGGCTTCTGGGCTCCCGGCCTGCTCGACGATCCGAAGCCTAAGACCGAGTGGCAGCACAAGTTGCAAATCATGGTTGATACGCGATCAATGGCTCGCACCATGGTTCGCGGCGGCCGTACGCCAAAACTTGACAAGGCGATTCTTGCGCACATGAGCAAGGGCCCTGGCATGATCGCCAAGGTCTTCGCCGACAACGCCGGCGAAGGTGCCGAGTGGATTCCCGACAACGTCTCCCCAGAGCTTCAGCGTTCTTCGCAACTTCAGCGGATGCTTGAAGGGCTTTTCGAGACTATGCCGATCGGCTCCGGTAACACCACGAACCCGTTCCTTTCACAGGGATGCACCCCGTATATCGCGGGACAGCCAAGCTCCGGCGACTTCAACCCGGGCGATCTTGAGAAATCGATGTTCACCACGGCGGATAGAACGGTTACCCCGGTGACTTTGGCTGTTTCGCTCCCGTACAATCGAGACGCCGAAGAAGATTCGGTGATTCAGTTCGCCCCGATCGGCCGACAGATGCTGGTCGAGGCGGATCGGGACGGTACTGAAGATGCCATCCTTAACGCTGACACCGGCACGCACGGCGATACCGGGTTGACCGGCTGGAACCCTCGTGATGGGCGATGGGGCACCGCGTCGCTCGGTGGCGCGAACGATCACCGCCGTTCGTGGATTGGCCTACGTCAACGTGCGATCGACGTTTCAAGCCATGTCGACAAGGGATCTGCACAGACCTACAAGGATATGATGTCCTTTCGGCTGCAGATGAACGTGGCGCAAGCGTTCGGCGATCTGGTGTACTGCACATCACCCGAGTACTTCTTGGCCAAGCTGCTCACCGACACCAACACGCTCACCGTGGATAAGTTCGGCCTCGGCGCCACTGTGCTCACCGGCGAAGTTGCGAAGATCGGCGGACATCCTCTGATCTTGTCCGAATTCATGTCTCCAGAACTGAACGCTTCGGGCGTGTATGACGACACCACCAAGACCAAGACCGGCTTGGTTGTCTTCAATCGTTCGCGCTTCAAAATGGCGATCCGCCGCGGTGCACGGGTTGAGTCCGAAACCGTCGTGAGGAACCATACATCCTACCTCGTTCTGACTACTCGCAAAAAGTTCCACACCTTCGACAGCTCGACCACGAAGAACGTGGCATATGCCTACAATCTAGCTATCTCCTAGTCTATCAGGCGGGCGGCTCGTTGGGTCGCCCGCATAGCCTTTCTAACGTCCCTACCCTTTGGAGCCAAAATGCTCGCCAGTCTATGTGTTGAATTCCCCCTAGTCGCTGCCGGCACCGATGAAGAGCGCTATGCAGTATGGCCACACCGTGGAACGTGGGTTATCCGCGAAGTCAAGTTTGCACCAGCTACGGCTGTAGCCCAGCACGCCACCAACAACGTGATCGTGACGGTCTCCACTAGCGACGGCGCGGCCGGTGCTGCGACTTCGATCGGCTCGTTCACCTCCGACACTGCCGGGACTGGCGCCGCGGCTTTCGTTGTTGGCACCACGATCGATGTGGGGGTTTCCGGCGCTGGCCTGAAGCTCCTCGAGGGCTATCAAATCAAGATCGCGAAGACCGAAGGCGGCACAGGGGAAGCCCTGGACGGCTCGTTCTCGATCATGGCAGAGAAGGTGGCCTAAAATGGCGGCACGCAAGCCAGCGGCGCCAAGAAAACCACGCAAGACAGCGGCGCCAAAGCCCGCTGAAGTCTTGCGGGTGGCTACTTCGGAGGCGAAGTGGGCGGCGGATGGCTCCGTTGACGTGTGGCCGATTCTCGCTGCTTCGGCGCCTTCGTTGGTGTCGGAGATCGAGAGCGGCGCGCACGATGCGATCGTCGGCGATCTGTACCGGTCCGAGCAAGCGCAACAAGCGCGGGCGGACGTTTTAGCAGCGTGCGAAGCGCGCAAAGGGTAGCACGTGGCATTGCCCACCGCGGCGCAGGTTCGCGCCTACATTCCGAGCTTGACGGGTACCACCGAGGATGTGCTGCTCGGTACCATGATCGCGACAGCGGATGCGCAGCTCGCGGCGTGGTTGAACTTCCCGCCGGCCACCGATGGCGGGAAACCGTCGCTGGAGTCGGCGACGTACACGATCTACCTCGACGGGCCTACGGTTCCGAGTCGACCCACCGAGATCCGCCTACCCTGTAGGCCGGTCGCGTCGATCACTTCGTTGCACGATGATCGGAATCGCGATTGGGCCTATGATGCATCGGATCTGGTGGACTCCGGCGACTACGTGTTGAAGAAGTCGGAGGGGGTGGTGCGGCTCAAGGGCAACAGCTCACATGGTACGTTTACCGCGGGTGATGATGCGATCAAGGTGGTGTTCGTTGGCGGCTTCGACACCGGCGCCACGGAAGCGATCACCAAAGCGATCGGCCTGCAAGTCGCGCACGAGTGGAATTTGAAGGCGTCCCGCGGACGGTCGGCGGTCTCCATAGCTGGTGCAAGCGAGACGCGTCTACCGGAGCTGATCTCCGACGAAGTGAAAGAGCTTCTTTCAACCTACAAGCTTTGGGAACTCGAAGTTGGCTGAACAGATGGAAACATGGGCCCCGAAGCTCTCGAAGACCTTGCAGCGGCTTCCGCGTCGTGAGCTTCCGGCGTCGTTGAAGCGGTCGGCGATCCGCTTGCAGAAGGAAGCCCGGCGACGTGCACCGAAAGGCAAGGGCAACCTCACGGCCGCCATTGTCGCGAAGGCCGATGGCGCGGACGGCGTCACGTTGTCGATGCCTCTGAAGTATGCGCCCCACGAATTCGGTGGGGTGATTCGACCGAAGAACGCAAAGGCGCTCAAGGTGCCGCTCGGCGGTGGAGCTCCTTCGACCGCAGATCTGTTTTTGCTCGTCGCGAAAGACGGCCGGCGGTACCTGGCGACGGGTCGCGGTGCTGGCCTGAAGCTCCGGTATATCCTACTCAAGTCGGTAACGATCACCGGAAAGGGCTTCATGGCCGGTGCGCTCGAGGCGGAAGCCCGGGTGTTCCCGGATAAGATCCTAACGACGTTGGAACGGGCGGTGCTCGATGGGTAGCACGGCGGTAACGATCTGGAAGGCGCTGGCGACGGCGATCAACGCAGATCACAGCGTATCAGGTACGCATGACCTATCGGCGACGGATGCGGTTCGACGTGGGCGATTCATGCAGCCGGGCGTTGTGCCTTCGGTGTGGATCGCGGCGCCGGTGATCACCACCGAGCCGGATTCACAGATTGGCGACTTCAAACGGCTTGCCGTCTTCGATGTCGTTGGGTACGTGGCCGGGACATCGCGCGCGCCAAGTAGCCGCGCGGATCAAGCGCTGGAATTGGCCCACGATGTGATGACGGCCGTAGAGAACGCATCACGCACCGCGGGCGGCTCTCTGCGCAGCACGGCGTACAATATCTCGTGTGAACTGACCGGGTTTGATGGCGACGAGGGCGATTTGGCGCCGGGATACGGTGTGTGTATTGGCACGATCGAGATCGAGTACACGAAGGATCGGGGGATTTAATGGCCTGGGCAAACTCGGATTACCCCTACAGGATCGCGGTTACGGTGGACAACACCGCGGCCGGGAGTACCATTGATGTATCGTTCGCGATACCCGATGATCTCGATCACTTTTGGGATGTGATCGACGCTTCAGGCTATGAACTGCGAATGGCCCAAAGCGACGGCCGAACGCTGCTAACGTACGACGTGCAAAGCTTCAACAAAACGACAAAAACGGCAACGGTTCGGATCGATGGGTTGGCTGTGCCTGCGGTTGCATCGATGCATCTGGTGTGGTTGTACTATGGCTACGTCGGCGCGGCTGATGGCTCTTCTGCGGTGACGATCACGGCCGCGGTGGCGGCCTACGTTTGCCGCGGTGCGCCTTCGCACTGGGTTGTTGACGCACAAAAGGAACGGCCCGGCGTCGCACGGCCGCGAATGGTGATCAGCAAGACGACCCAAGAGGAGTTTTACGTTTGGTTCAACTTGTCGCATTTGTTGGAACGAGCGGCGAGAAATCAACAGGGATCCGACCTG